GCAGTGTGTTCTCTTCGGTGAGGTTCAGGAGTCGTTCAGGCGGGAGCGGGGGTTCGAGCGCAATGCCTTGAGAGTACAGGCCCTCGAACGGGTCCTTGATCTGATGCGACGCGGGGTAGTCGGGGACGAACTTGCGGATGACGGACACCTGGCCGCCTTCGCTCTTGCTGACTTCGTTGCCCAGGTGGATGATCTTCGGGACGGGCGCGGTGAGCATGCGAGTCATATACTCGCTTGCTCCCGGTTCGAGACGACCTTCGGCTTCGGCCGCTTGCTTCTGGACCTTCTTACCGCTGCGAGTGTTCGAGTACAGCCACGTATCCCGCCCTCCAGCACGCCTGCTCATGCCCGTGTCCCCCCACTCTTTCATTTTACCACGGTTGGAGGTTTCAATTGTAGCTGGACAGCACCCGCATGATCGGCACCCATTTCTTCTCAGTCGGTATCGGTTGCCCGGTCATCATCAGTTGCATCAGTTCCATCGGGTTCGACACGCTCGGCATGTCCTGCTCGATCGAGCCCGACAGTGTGATATGGCCGTCGCTTTGCTTGCGGCACTCACACACCTCGAACTTCATCGGGTGTAGCTCAAGCTGGAAAAAGTTGTTGCCGTCCGCGTCGCGCCTCTGTGGCCGCTGCTCTCCGAACTTCTCTTCAGGGTTTGGCATGGTTAGCCTCCTCTCTGTGTTCGTTCGATGTCGTTCTGAAGCAGGTTCATCATGGCTCCGATTGCCTCGAACAGGCCCGGGTTGTTCATCATGGCGATGGCGAGTAGCTGGACCATCTGCCCACGTGACCCGAGCGTTTTCCACTGCTGCGTCGCCTTCTCGACATTCTGTAGCTCAATGACCGCGAACATCGTGCGCACAGCGGTGCGGTTGTGCTTGTCGTCCGTGTAGACGCCAGGCCCACCTTCGGTCGGCGTCTCGACAACAAAGTAAGGGGCGAGAACCGCTGACGAACTGTCCGACCGCTCGTCAGCCACTCTACACGTCCTGACCGAGTGCCAACACGGCGCCGGTAGGCTTTTGGTTGCGGTGATACTGACTCGCCTCGTGGAGCCGCCTCATGGCCGCCAAGGTGTCAGCGTTCATGGCACCAAACGTGGTACCGCAGCACTCGAAGAAGTGCGTGGTGCCGTGCCAGGTCGCAGCCTGTTTCTCCCAGGCCGACTCGGGTCGGCGCGGACGAGAACGCGGACCTTGCTCGGTGATATCTACGTCGAACAGGCCCTCTTCCCCGTCGAACTCCATCTCGGGCGGAACGTCTTGTCGGCTCATGGCTGTCCTTCCGTGCTGTCTTCCGCTAGATCGGCCGCTAGATCGGCGAGACGCGCACCGACAGGTCGATTGAAATAGTCCACAGCATCCCCGATGCTGTCTCCCTTGTCCTGTACCAGAACATACTCGGCCGCCTCTACCGCAGCCTTACCTGCTGGACTCTTGGCCCACGCACTCTCACACGCACAGGTCCCGTCCTTCAGGATCACGTGCTTGTCGCCTTTGCATTCTGTCTCCATAGAGTGTCCCTCCTACTTAGTAGGATCAACCGTGATAGCTCTTTCTCCGAAACTCGGCCGCCACTGAGTCCACGTGCAGCGCGTGATCTTCGAGGATACGAGCCACGTTACCGCGATTTCGCGGTGTCAGAACGATGTCAGGACCGCGTGGACGCTTCTTTCTTGGCTTCGGTGCAGGCTTGGCAGCCTTCCGTTTCTTCACCGAATCACACTTAGCGTCCACTCGTACCTTCGGCGCAGACCCTTCGCTTCACTCGGAAACGGTATCGCGTCCACGTCGTACAGGTTGTCTTCCACGTCCGCAATCTTGATCAGACGAGCACTGTTGTCGGCCGCAGCACGTACCACATAGTCGGCATACAGTTCCCCTGGACGCCGAGTGAGACGGTCCACGACCTTACCCACGTCGGAGCCGAACGCAGCAACGATAGAGTCGTTGCTCACGCCGCAATCTTCGCACACGTCGTGCAGCACGGCAGCAGTGCGAAGCACCTGACCCTCGTGCCCGACCACCCGAGCAAACGCGTGCATGACACGCAGCGGGTGCAGGATGTAGGACGAGCCATCCTTGCGCGTCTGGCCGGTGTGCGCCTTGACGGCAAGCGCAATCGCGCGCTCTTCCATTGTGCGCTCCATCTCAGGCCCTCGGCGGTACATCGTCTCGGACTTTGCTATGAACTTCATCTTTCGGCTCCCTTCGATGCCATTCGCTCTTGCACTTGTCGCCCTCGCTGCACCACGCCATGTGTACCGTGACCTTGTCGCGTTTGACCACCGCGCGCCCATACCCCACGAGTGCCTGGTAGTTCATGGCTCGTTCGTCGTTGTCTCGGGCGCGGGTGTCGCCTCTTCCCGTACCGGGTCTGACATCTCCGGAGTCGGCGTATATTCGACCACAGAGGCTGGTGGGAAGTCGATCTCCGTCATCTCACGTGCCTCGGCTAGACTACGCCACTCGTCCACTACAGCGGCGCGAGCGGTGTCGATTGTCCCGGCTTCGACGACTGGCTCACGGGGCTCCCTCGCAGGGGACTCCCACTCGCCACTCGCCCCGGCACCACCGCTCGCGCCACCTTTCCCTTCGAACTTCTCTTCCAACACAGACTCGATAAACGCCAACTTCACTTCGTCTCGCTCACGCTGTGCTTTCAGTACAGCCTCGACAAACACCACCGAGTCGAGCGGTGATAGGACTAGCGTCGGCGGGCCATCATCTCGGTTTCCGTCAGGCATCGAACGGCGCGCTTTGGCGTCCGCCATGATGCGCTCACGGAACAACCTGAAGCGTCGCTCATACACTCGGTTTCTCCAGGCGTTGTTGACAGCCTTGAACAGAGCCAGGAGCCCGCCAAGTCCGCCGAACACGAGACCAAGCACAATCACCGCGTCGAGCATTGGAGTCGTCATATTACTTCCTCCACGTCTGTGATGCGGTACCTGTGTTGCCGGAGGTATCGACCGCGCGCACAGTCAGCGTCACATTCTTCGAGTTTGGAAGCAGCACCGTCGTGCTCCATGTCATGCTGTTCATGAGATACACTGTCGTGGTTCCGTTGACAGTAATCTCGACTCGGGCCAGAGCCGTTTCGTCAGTCGCCGATACCACAACCGTTCGCTTCGAGCGATTCGGCGTGATTGTACCGATCTGCACCGTTGGAGCGGTAACGTCCGATGACGGTGGGGCCACGGTAACGAGCACCGACATACTGTGCACTGACTCGTTAAAAGTCAGATCGTACGCAGTCACATCAACACCATGAGTACCCACTGCCAGCGACGGCAGGATAGCGTCGATCCTAGACCCAGGGATCGGAGCCGCGCTCGGAGCAGGGGTGTCCACCGTCACGATGCCATCCACATACACACGGTAGCCTGCCAGGTCAGTCAGAGGCGAGCCGTCTGTGTTGGTCGTCGGCTCACTCCACGACGCTACGCACGAGATCGGACAGGCTGCGAACACTGGAGAAACCGCGAGCATCAAGAGCGCGCACAGGAACACACTCCAGCGCATCACAGCCCACCATCCGGCCCGTAGGCCAAGTCATCTCGGGGCTCGACTTCGTCTAGCACGTTGTCTTCGCGCCACTTGTCGCACGCCACGTAGATGTCCTGCTTGATGCCCATGTCGCCTGCGACCATCTTCGCTGTCTCGGCCGTGTACATGCCGCGACGCGGGAACGCCGACGCGATCAACTCACACATGCCTCGGATGTACTCGGGGTTGTCGTGGATCGTGTCGTCGGGCTCGATCAGTTGCGCCGCCTGCTCGACCATGATCGCGTACAGTCCGCCGCCTAGTGCTGTGTCTTTCTCGATTGTCATGTCAGTTCCTCCCTGAGCGAATGCTGTTCGTCTTCGCTCCACGTGCACCGATTGCCCGGCGTCGCTTGTTGTCAGCCTTGCGCCGAGACTTCCGCTTGCTCGGCTTGATCGTCTTGTTGACCATCGGTCGAGCGTCCCTAGCGCCGATCTTGCGGCGTGCCTTGCGGCTCGTGCTCGGCGGGCCAGGGTTGTACGCTGCTTCGCGCTCGGCGCGGGTTGGCTGTGTCACGTTCGTATCCGGGTCCGCCACCGCGTACAATTCCGGAATCTCGGCCATGCTGCCGTCGTGTGGGTCCATGTTAGTACGACGAGTCCGACTCGCTCGGCGTCACGATTTTGACCAGCTCCCGCTGCTCCCGTAACTCGGCCTCGCGTTCGAACTTATCGGGGCTTTCGATCATGCACTCGGGACGTAGCCGTGGTTTCGTCAGGTACGCCAACGACTTGTCGATTACCAGTATCAAAGTGTCCATTTGTCACCCTCCCTACTTAGTAGGATCAACGAAATGCACTAATTCCCCTTCGAACACGCGCAGCAGAAAACGGGAGCCTCGCAGTCATAGCACCACCGGCCGCGCAGCTTGAGCCCGAGGGAGTAAAACCAGTAGTCGATGCAATCCCACCACCAGGCTAGCACGCGGTCTGCTCCGTCTCGAAGAGGGTGCGTAGCTCGTTCCGGTCCTTGCCGTCGCACACGTCACAGAGCGTCAGTATCCATCCTCGGTCGTTGCGAGTCCGACCCCGAGCCCCGCACGCTTCGCACGTCCGCCGCGAGATGGCACAGAGCGCGTCCACGAAGCCCTCGACACGGTCGTACCCGCCTTGCCCTGCACCTTTCGTGTGGAAGTAGATGCGTAGGTCGCCGAACTTCTCTTTCACCTGAGTGACGACCAGGTGCGCAAAGCCCGACTTTGGATTCCACTTCTTGTCGTGCTCGACGTGGTCGAAGAGTGCTTGCACGAGATGCTGCCAGCCTGGCCCAATAGATGCCTTCGCCATCTTCACATCGTAGCCGTACTCACCAGCCGCGCGCTCGAACACTACAAAGCCCGGTCCCACAGGCGAGCCGCCGTTGATCTTGTCGCGGCCCTTCTCGCCCATGTGGTACTCGCGAACTACTTCGATCGGGTCCTTACCAGCCTTCGGTGGCTCAGGCAGGAAATCAATCACAACGACGGGCGGCACTGGCAGGGTGAATGGTGTGAGAATCAACACAGGCTCCGGCGCGGTTGTACTCGGTTGCGGAATGGCAACACGTGTCCCACATGTCGGGCAGTACCCCGCCGTGTTGAAGTAACAGGTGTGCTCAGTGTAGTCCTTATTCGTCGTCATGTGCTTTCCTCTCCCTGTGAACGATCTCACACGCTGCTCGGTTGGATTCGTTTCCGTCTGCTGCTCCAGAGCCAGACGGTATCCCGTCACTTGTCGTAGCTGCCTCGTCGTCCGTGCCCTCCACTTTCTTGCTATGCAGTATGCACGGGAACGGGCGTAGAATCAGCTTCGGGTCCGGCGCGGGGTCACAACCATAGCAGTGCGTCCGTGACAAGTCTGGCGAGTCTGGAATGGACGGCGTCCGTGGAATGAACACGCTCGTGGTGTCGTTTGGGTCGTTTGGCATCACGAACGATCCTCTATGATGCTCGTGATTTGATCCACCGGGTAACGGTACGTCTTTCCCTCGTCCGTCCTGATCCAGTACATGAGCCCCTGCGCAGCAAAGCCTGTTTCCATCACCGCACCGTGCAGGATGATCTGCTTCAGCGGTGACTCGGGTCGCATGGTCACGGACACGGAGAACGGTTTCATCTCAGACATTGAAATAGGTCCGCCCCTCCTATCACGCACGTGGCTTGTTGCAATGCGCGCATCGTGTGTAGCAGGACGAGCAAGAGGACGAAGATGTTGACACAGATCGCGGCCATCGTCTCACCCGACAGTGCTCGCACCACATTGCACCAAATTCGTCGAACGGCTCCATGACACGGTGCCTTCGATGAAGCCACCGACAGAGCCACGCGGGCACCCGGCCGATGATCATGATATAATATCACTTCGTGCCTTCCTCGACGCGCTCGCGCAACGCCTGCTCGTATTCCTTGACTTGTTTCTCCAAGTCTTCATCAAACACTACGTTGCGTACCCGCATGCCGTCATCCGGTGTGATCATCTCTCGCAAGGTCACTGGTAAACGATGCAGATTGATTGCTTGATCGTCAGTCAGCCTACCTTCGAGATACAACTTCACAATCCGAGTGCACCCTGTCTCTCTGCACGGACAGCGTGAGGTACTCATGCCGGCCTGATCTTGACGAACTTGTGCCGGTGCGTGCCGTCCGGGTAGATGCTCTTCGGCTTGCAGCAGATTGCACCATCGCGCTCGCGTAGAAGCCCGCAGGCGAGCGGCTCAGCCTTGACGAAAGCCTCGAACCACTCAGCGGCAGGTGTCTTCGGCAGACACGCCTTGGTGTGCGCCTCGGCAATCTGCTTGACGAGTGCAGGCCAACCATCATCGCGTCGATGCCCGTTGACTGAGCCCGTCGCGATGCGCTCGCGTCCGATGTACACCGCGTAGTGGTAGTCTGACACCGGGGCAAGATCACTCACGTTCCACACCTGAAGTGTTAGCATTGCTTGTCCTTTGCGTCCAGCCTCTTTAGTTTCTCTATCGCAGTCCAAAACCGCTCCATGCACTTGCTACAGCCTTGAACCTCGGCCAGGACCCTGTGCTTCGGATGCTGCCGCGTCGTGTCGTTCATACCTCTTCGTCCAGGTTAAACGATGCGCGTCCTTCGAGTGTCGGCTTGACCGAGAACAACCGATCGACCACCTTCTGCACTGGCTCAGCCGGCGCTGGCACGGGTCGATCCACGTAAATCGGCTTCGGCTCTCCCACAAGCACCGGGCGCAAAATGTTCTCGATGTCCTGCAACGTCACGTCCTGCTTCGCCAACGTCAAGGCCATGATGTCCTTCATCACCTTTTCCAGACGGGCCATGTCCGTCCCGTACCGGAACTCGAACTTCTTGCACTCGCACTGCGGCCCCGAAGGACCGTTCCGCGCAATGTCCGCAAACACCGTCTCGCGGAAGCTGCACCCGTTGGCTTTGTGCTCGGGGTATGCGTGTCCGCACTTGCACATGTCCTGGTCGATCGGCTGGCGCGTGGTTGGCTTCGGCTGCGCGGCATCCCAAGGCGCCCAAGGAGCCTGAAACACCCACCCCTCACCGCCGTCGCTTACACCCATAAGACTCCCCCTACTTAGTAGGATCAACAGAACAGTGACATTCTGCCGATCACTCGCCTCGGGGGTCCTTGTACCCCTGTTGTGGGCCTCGCTGCCAGGGGAGCGTGCTTTTCGTGAAGCTACCGACCGACGCCCCGCCCGGCATGTTGTATCGGTTTAAGAGCCACACAAGGGCCTGTGACATAGCGTCCACCTGGTCGTCGTAGGCTCCCCGAGGGAACTCAGCGCACTCCTGAATGAAGTCCTCTACCCACGGGGCGCCCATCGGCAGGACGATACAGCCCGACTCCCACAGCGGCTCGACCGTGGACGCTCGGCTTTCCTTGCCGCCCATCGGCTCGACAGGGGTCAGGCCAGGGATGGTCGTACGCAGGTCATCAATCACGGCGGTGCCGTTCGCCTTGTCCTCGACGAGGATACGGGTGATCCTCGTGAACTTCGCTCGGGTCGTGCGCACAGCCGCCTTCGTGGCTGAGAACGCCATACGCGCTCGTGTCTGGTGGATCAGGTAGAACATGCCGCCTTTTCGAATCCAGCACTGACCGACCACATAGTCTGAGTCCGCCAAGTCTTTGAACGACATATCCCAGGACCACACCGCGTCGTCCCATCCCTTTTCCAGGCGTAGCTCCAGGGGCAGGGTATCAATGACGATCTTGTCGCGGCTGAACATGCCGCCCGTACGCGGGGTCGGACGCTGTTGGAACTGCGCAGCGTAGGCGTAGCTGCCCATCGCGATCTTCTGCGCTGCAACCCACGCAGTATCGTAGCGCGCCGGCCACAGTAACTCGCCGTCTTCTACGCGTTCGTCTACCTCGGTTGGCAGCCATTGCACCCCCGAGGGGACGCTGATTAGCTTTGCACCCTTCTCGAACTCCATCGCCAGATTCAAGTGCACGTACTCGCCCTTGTCCAGGATGTCCTGTGACAGATCGGCGAAGTGGGCGCGCTGCGCGATGACCACGCGTCGAGCGGTGCGTGGGTCGTTGCCTCGGGTGCTCATGACTTCGTTCCACCACCGTACGGCCTCTTCCCGTTTCAGGTCTGACTCAGCCTCGGCCACGTTGTGTGGGTCGTCGCAGACGATCAGGTCGCCACCCTCTCCAGTGTTGGCACCCGCAACCGACGTGGCGAGCCGATAGCCCTTGTCGGTGTTCTCGAAGCGCATTTTCTCGTTCTGATCGCCGGCAATCGTAAAGCGATCTGCCCACTGCCCCTGATACCACGGACTCTGAATCAATTGCCGCGTGTACAGCGAGTCACGCGTCGCGAGCGGTTGTGAGTAGGACGAGTAGAGCATGCGCAGCTTCGGGTCCTGAAGCCACAGCCACGCAGGGAACATCACCGACGAGATGACCGACTTGCCGAACCGGGGCGGGACGTTGATCAGGAGGTTCTTGAAATCCAACTTGTAGAGCGCGGTCAAGTGTTCGCAGATTGCCCCGATATGCCAGTTGTTCTGAAACTTCGCGGCACGAACGACGGTAGGCCAGGCGAATTCGACAAACGTCTCAAGATCGTTCTGACACCCGAGCGTGAGGATTTCGTCCGGGCTCTCCTCGACAGATTGAATCGGGTCAAGCTGATTGATCAGCCGCATGTCTCTTTTATTTTACCACCTTTACCCCCTTGTCTTGTCGCTCGTACCTCTCGACCGCGCCGTCCTTCGTGAATCTGATCTTGTACGGGTCTCGGCGAGTTGACTCTCTCAGCGGACGCGTCTGCGGGATGACAGGTGCGTCTTCGTACTTGAACGGCACGAGCGCGGGCGAATTCGGAGCCAGCTTCGATGACAGCACACGCGGTCGCAGGGCTTCCCAGGTTATGCGGTACACGTGACGGTTGGGCATACCCGGCGTCGAGTGCTTCACAGGCACGTCCAGATGATCACTGATCGCAGCCGCCATACCCTGCGAGCGGCTGATACCGGCATCACAGTGAATGACCAGGTTGACCGCCCAGGCCCGCACAAACGCCGCAACCCTGCGCGCATCCTCGGGCGAGTACAGCCGCACCTGTGCCTGCCACTTGTCGCTCCCCAGGCTCCTGAGATCGCTTTCATCCACGTCCCAAAACGCCAGCCGCAGAATGTCCAGACGGAACTCGTCTGCTGGCAGGGCGGCAGCATGATCGTCCATGTTGAAGCCTTGTGCATTTCCCTTTGGCCCGTACACGGCTGGAGTCGAAATGCTGATCAGAGCGTACGGCTCAGTCAGGTCCAACCCGAACTCGACCATCTCACGGCTGAATGTGTAGATCATTCCATCCTCCCCATTTGTTTCAGTTGCTTGCTTGTGTCCGCGTATCGTGTTGGCTCGCCCTTGACGATTATCTCGAACAGCAACCCGAGATTCTTCGCCTTGCCTTTACGTTCAGCAGCGTCGAGTGCCTTGGCGAATGCCTCCTCGTAACTCTCTGCCTTCACTTTCTCGTCCATGTCGCCAGACACGATTCTGTACGTGATCATCGCAGGTGCACCCCCTTGACAATCGCGTGCCCGTCGAACCACTCCACGTCCTTCGCCAGCAACTTCCTGGTGGACATGTCACGCGCCTTCTTCAGCGCATCCTCGAAGGAGTCAGCAACGATCTCCTTGGCAAACGAAATGTCATCATCGAACCCAAACTCGATGCTATACATTGGCATTATGCCCTCCCCATTTTCTCCTGAACCAACCGGCTCAGGCCATCCGTTGTCGCCAGTACCTCACGCACCCGCTCACGCTGAATCCGGGCCAGGGTCGCTCGATGATTCTTCGCCTTGCGCTCGTGCTCCTCGACCAGGCTTTCGTAGTCTGCCAGGCCGAGCGTCGTCTCCTCGGTCGTCCCGCGCTTCTTGTTGTCCCACTTCACCTGGACGCGGGGCCAACGGGCATCGTCATCACCTTCGCTCAGCACCGCGATGATCGTGCCCACGACAGCGGGCGTGTAGTTCTTGTAGACTATCTGCCCCGTCTTCGGCGTGTTCACTGGCGCCGACATCACCGCTGCTCCGGGTGCATATCGGGCGCAGTGACCAGGACCATCGCCTTCTCTTTGAACACAATCAACAGGGCCTCCATGTCGTCCTGCCGCAGCGTGACGAACTCGGGTCGAACGCCGTCGTAGTCGAGCACAGCCGAGAACACCCGTTTCATCGCGGCTTCGAGTCGTGCCTTGCCTGTCTTACCGACCACGGGGCACCCGCTTCACTACCCACGACCACGGACCGAACCACGCACGGATACCCCACGATCGCTCTGGACTGGCCCATACGACCAGGCCAAAGTGCCACTGCGCCCATGCGTCACGCTCGCGCCACCGCTTGATCATCTCTCAATCCGCACGTCGATGTCCGGGATAACGGTCTGTGGCTTGAAGATCACCCGATAGTGGTACGCGCCCACCTTCTTCGACTCCACCTGCTCGACGAAAAACGTCACGTTGTCGGACAGGCCGAGGAAATGTTTCTTGTACGCACCATCTCCGGTCTTGCACGTGACACTCATACGGAGTGCCGTGTCGTTGTTGCCGAGCGAGCACCGACCCTCGATGACGAGGATGTACTCGCCAGTGATGCCGTTGTAGAAGATCACGCGGCGTTCAACCTCGAACATGTCCGCAGCCTTGGACGTGTTGTACGACGCGATGTCCGCATCGCTCTGACATCCGACCAGAAAAACCACCGACAGTAGCGCGAGCAACAGATTTCTCATGATGTTCCCTCCTGTTTAGGTTCGTCCAATTCGACCCGCTCTTCGTAGAATGCGCATGTGCCACAACCAACCTTGCCGAGCAGGTTATGAAAGCCCTTGTCTTCGTGGCAGTACCAGGTCTGCATGCGACCTTGCGGCTTGCCCTTGTCCTTGAGGGCTTTTGCTACCGCCTCGAACTCCTCACCCCACACACTGACTTGCTTGGCAAAGGCTTGCATCACCAGAACTTCACGGCGAAGTGAACTACAACGTATATTGCCCCGGCCAGCAGAGCAAGCTGCGCCAAGAATACCACCACAGTTCCCACCGCGATGATTGCTAGTTTCATGATGCGCCTCCCTTTGTGCGAATTTTGAAGCCTTTGTACAGCCCGTCCGTCACGAGCAAGTCGCCCTCGGGAGTCTCAGTGACCGGGAACATCAGCCCGCGCATGTCCTTGACTTCGATGTATGTGCGGCCCTCCGCGAGTGCGAGTGCCTTCTGCTTGGCCGCGCCCATCACACTCTCTTCCTCATGGAGTCCAGCCGCTCGCACACCCGTTGCAGTTGGCTCGACACGCCGCGCTTCTCAGCGTAGGCGAGTGCCCCGGCGCACATGAGTGCCTTCGCGCCCACGTCGAGCACGTCGCCGTCGTCATCCTCGACCATGTCCTGAGTCGTCTTGTGACAATGGAACGGTGCGCCGTCTCTGATTGACTGTGTGATCTCAGCCCATCGGCCAGGCTTGAGTGACCGGCGCAGCGCAAGCCCCGCACCCTTCGAGGCGAAGGGGCAGTTGTCGCACTGCTTGTCCATGCGCCAACGGAAACGCTTACTCACCAGGCGCAACCGAAATGGCGATCATGAATACCGCAAGGCCAACATCATGCACAGAATGTTGATCATGCGAGTATCCACGCGGCGAGCCGATAGACCAGCCACGTCTCGGCAAAGGCACCGTAAAACACGCCCCACCAGAATCCGAACGCCTTGCCAGCCGCGATGCCGACGCCGAAGTGCGTCGCCATGCCGAGCGTTACCCATACCGGCTTCTGCATGCTGCCTCTGTCCTTTTCCATTTGGCTGTCCTCCCTACTTAGTAGGATCAACAGACGTAGAGAATTTGGCTCCGGTGCGTGGACTCGAACCACGATTGACGGATTAACAGTCCGTTAGCCTACCATTGGCTGACACCGGAGTGAGGTAGGGGACCGACCAGCCCGGTCCACGTAGCTTCGAGACACACAGCGTTGCGCCGTGCTCACACGGGTACCACCGCGAAATAGTCGTCTTAGCGTCGGTCGCAGTCCGACGTGAAGCGCGCCAACCTCGCCAGCGTTTCCCCTGCTTGCACCAAGTTCCCCGCTGACTCTTCCTTCCCCCTGCCGGTCGGCTCGCAGGGCGTGCGCACGGAGCCGCCTCGTGGGATCGAACCACGGACCCTCGGTTTACAAAACCGATGCTCTGCCAACTGAGCTAAGGCGGCACATTGGGGTGACGCCGGGGAGTCGAACCCCGCTGCGCGGGTCCACAACCCGCTGCCTTGCCACTCGGCCAGCGTCACAGTCACGAGGGGTCAGGGTCAAACCGCCTGACCGTATTCCCCGAGCAGCGTTCCCGCTCGGCCTCTCGATCAATAGAAGGGAGTAGGCGCGTCTTGGGTGTCGCCTCGTTCTTATGCCCCGCCGTGACGCCAGGCTTACCACAGAATCTTCCCGGCCTCGCCCGCACCTGTCGCTAACCCAAACACCGGGCAGGGCTCCCTTCGTTCAGCCTATTACCTTTATAAAAACCACATTTCACAAAGTTTTCTTCCGGAGCCTTTCGGCCTTTCCCTATTTCATCGCATGTTGCACCGCCTTTCAACAGTGAGGGGATCAGGGGAGATTACGCCCTGCCATTGCTCCCAAGAACTTGTCTCTCCTCGGGCCTCTACAAACTGGCGCGGCCAGGTGTTTCGAGGCACCATCTCCGTCCTTACGAGGGACGTGCTCTTCCTTGAGCTATAGCCGCAAAGAAAACTGGCGGCGACGAGGATTTGGGGGCCAGGCTCAGCCCATCCCGCGAGGATGCCTCTCGGCCACGCCGCCGCTCGAACTATCTCGTATCTCAGGGACGCAAAAGTTAGCCTGCCAGGCTATTTTTGCGTCCCTCGATGTAAAGGTCAATGCCGTTGTCGGTCAGCACCCACCGCTGTGTCTCGACAATGATGTTCTTCGCCTGCTTACCGTTCCATTCCTTGTGCGTGAACGTACGGTACTCGGCCAGACAGCGCGACTCGGCTGCCTTCCACTTGGCTTCGGTATAGCCGGCGACATTCACCACGTACTCGTACCACGCCAGCGCAACCTGTTTCAGGGCTGCACCGTTCAGGTCAATGGTATCAGTCATCATAGACACTCTCGTGCAGCCGCGCGATCAGGAGCAGCGCATACAGACTGTGCCCCACGCTGTCAACGCCGCTCGAACTCTTCGCCATCGCCATACGCTTGTCCACTTCGACCAGCGTTGCCTTACGGAGATCACGCTCGGCCTTGTACCGCGTGCCACCTTCCATGACCGGCGTCAGCATCACTTCATCCCCTTTGGCACAGGCCAGAGGCACCCGACGACCTTCATGCCAGGCAAGCCATCGGGGTCCATGTCCACCCACCAGAATCCGCCCGCCTTCTCGCAGTACGCCTCTGCGGCCTTCAGGCTTCGCGGGGACTGCTCGACCGGCACACCCTGCCTCGCGCGGGGTTTGGGCCGTAGCTCGCGCTCCTGTGGCGGTGGTGCCGCAGTAGCCTGATTCACGTAGACCATCAGGCCGAACAGTAACCCGAGCGTGATCAGTATAGCTACGCCCCAGGTCACACGCTTGTAGATGCGCTCGCGTCGTGCCTGCTTGCGGCTCGCCACGATCCACGCCTCGTACTCACGCCGTCTGCGCTCGTCACGGTCCGGCGCAGTTTCGAGAATCACTGAACTGCCACCATCGTCATACATACCCATATGCGCCTCCTGTCTTCGTTTTAACATCTCACCGAAATGGTAGGGCGGGGAGGAGTCGAACCTCCGTCCTCTGGTTTCCGACACCAGAAGTCTGGCCGCTGACGTACCGCCCTCAGTATCCACGACACTTCAACCGTTCACACATCCTCGTCGAAGTCGAGCGGCGCCCGCTTATCAGGATAGGGCAGCGGCATCGGCTCGAACAGTGGCGGAACGGGTACAATCGGAGACTCACTCCCGAACTGCGAAAACCCCATGTTGCGCGCTCGTGCGATCCGCTTGACGGCGTCCACCAGGTCGGAGCCCGGCACCATCTGCGCCAGGAGCACTTGTGCGTCACGCCGAGTCACCGACTGGCCCTCGAAGGTCAGCACGTCGTCCAGGCGCGATTCGTCCAATTGCTCAGCAAATCCCGGCATAGGCTTTACCCTTCCTACTTAGTAGGATCAACAGACTTCATACTTCCTCGCCGTCGCGGGGCCTCGGCGCGCGTCCTTCGAGCACAGGTGTCGGATCATATGCGAGTGCTGCCAGCCTACGCTTCTCCTGTGCCGCGAACGCTGCACCGTGTCCCTTGCGGAACTTCGACGCCTGCCGCCTGGATATTTCGACACCTGCTGCCAGGCACGCTAGCTTAAAGTCCTCGTCAGCCATCACGGTCGCCACGCTCGGCTTCTGCTTCTGCGCCGTCACCGGCACGTCGAGGTTGGTGCCGTTCGTCGTCATGATCCGTGGCGACTCGAAGTCGAAGTCCTGCATGATCACGCGGCCGTCAAGAGTCTGCACTTGCTGCACGCGACGCACACGGATAGCGCGGTCCTGCGCTTGCTTCACTGCCGTCGTCATCGCTGCCATAGGAGCAACCTCTCTGATCTTCTTGCCCGTAGCCACCCATTCACGGAGCGCGGTCAAAGGTATTTCGATGCTGCCCATCACACTTCCTCGTCGAACGCGAGCCTGGCCCGCACCGGGAAGAAGTCGGCTAGTGTCTTCGCCCTAGCCTTCGCCTTGGGTGAGCCAGGCTTCGTGTACACGGCGCATGGACAGAACTCAGACGCGTCTTCCAGGTACACGAGACATCCCGGACTCGCATGCCGCGCCTTCGTATGCCTACACGTGCAGCGTGGTCCAGGCTCGTCCGCGTCGCGTGGTGCCACATCCTTGACCCATCACACTTCCCCATCGAAGGACAACGGTGCTCGCACGCCGGCCTCGATCGCTTCAGCCAGGACCACGCGCGCATCGGGAGCCTTGGGCCGTTTGCGGTCCACACCGTTAAGACGCTCCCACGTAGTCATTCCCCCGAGTGCTGACTCACACTTCAGCGTCGCGGGCGTACCCACGAAATGCTGAGTATAGAACTCATCTTCGGACATCTGCCTCGCACACCGTGTGCACGTGATCTGTGTATACACGTCACCTTGCTCGGAACGTATCACTTTCCGTGTTCCCATCGCCATTCCAGCCGTCTCGACTGTAAACTTCGGCGTGGGCTCCCATCGTCGAGCCCCCTCTTCATTCGGTCCCACAAAGCGTCCACCGCTGAGCCTGATCGACTCAGCCTCGTACTGCCTGCGGGTGACCAGAGCCGCCTCGTCATCGCTCAGCGAACGCCCTGCACTCGTCAGCCAGTTTAGCTCGCCCGTGGCGCGGAACCATACGTTCTGCGCGTCGCGAGTCACCACGTACTGACCGACGAGCCTGCCACAGTGACAGGTCACGCTCTCGCCGTCCTTATTCACGTACACGAGCGGATGCGGCAAGAGCGTCGGTTCCTTGCAACCCCACCATGCAAGCGACGTTTCTCTGCAACCCCACGCTGCACGCGTGTGCCAGTACAGGTCAGGCATGCGCGACTCGGGCGGGAACTTGCCCGCCATGTCATACGTCGGTGCATTCTTCAGGCACGTGTACACGATGCCATACTTGCGCGTGCCACTCGGCTGCATGCGGTGCTTGAACGAGCACCACCCAAACACACCCCCAATGGTCAGCGCACTGATGCCGATGCCGACCGCTACCTCGATCTGCGCTTCGAGGCCAGTCATCACCGATTGATATGGTCCGGAAGCGCGCTCGGAACCGGATCGTCTTCGTCCGTCTCCCGATGCGTGATCCTCGCGGCCGGTGCCGGCTTTCCCTGCTTCTGCGCTTCGATCAGGATTTCACGCCGGGAGCGCACGTGCTTGCGCAATCTGTCACGCTCACCCCGAGATGCGATAGCAGGCACCGCGTCAGCCGTGCCCATGTCGCCTGCATCGTCATCCGAAACCTGTGGGCCACTCGTCAACCGTGCTTCGGTGTCTCTGTCCACAAACGCGTCGCGCTTCGTTATCCTCGGCTGCTCGGCTTGCTTCGCCGACGATAGCGTCACCACGAAGGCATCCTCGGCGTTGTCGTACACGATCTCGACCACGTTGAAGCGGCTCTCACCGCTCACCCACTCAGCCAGGTCCACCGCCTCGACCGTATACTGGCGTGTCTCGTCGCGCAGCTTCGCCTTGCGAGCACGCGGCTCGCCCATGTTGGCGAGTGTCGGCCCATTCTCACGTCCAGGGGCACGGATGCCCTTAGCGGCTTCACGCATTTTCGATGTCAGAACGCCTTTGACTCCCATCAAACCCTCCCCTTGTGATGAACTCCCATGCGACCTGAGCCCAGGTCACCAAGCAATGTGGTCAGACACCCGTCAGCCACTCGAACATCAATCCTGGTCGTCCTCTTCGTCGTAGTCGTCGTCTTCGAAGTCATCGTCGAAGTCGAACGTATCGAGGATTTCGTCAGCCAGGTCAGCGTTGTCCAGGCCCGACTCACCCACGAGCATACGAACCTCGGCACGGATCCTCCGGCCCCAAGCTCAGGATGCGGGCAATGGCGTCGGCTGTCTGATCAATCGTCTGCCGACCGTCATCGCTCTTCTCGATCTCACTCATGATCAGGTGTCGGTCACTCATGGTTTGGCCCTCCCTACTTAGTAGGATCAGCAGACGGTAAGGCTTTCACTTCGATCACTGCTGCTTTGCGTAGCTCGATCACTCGGGCAGCGGCTTGCGCAAGCACCCTGATTTCCTCGGGCTTCAGTTCCTTCATGGCCTTCGCCATAGGTGACTCGGGCGGCTTCTCGATCCTCAGCGTTTGAATCGCCTTGCCGAACACGTGCTCCCACACGAACTTCTCAAGGTGAGGCGCCGTGCCCAGGCGCATGCGCATGACCACACCTTCCATGTACGGGCGAGACATCAGCAACTCTTCGATCGTGTACTTCTCACCCTTGCGCAGCGGGCGCAGCGGGGCCAGGCTCAGGCTAGTCGCTGTCTCGGTCATCAGCGCATTGCCGAACGCTTCGATGGCTTGAGCCTTGCGTACAGCCTCTTCCGTGCGTGACGACAAACCCGTAGCCTTAAACTTGCCGCCTGGATTGCCGCTCTTGCCCTTCTTGAAGCCCTTACCTGTCGCGCCGCCCTCTGCCATCTTGTCCCCCCTACCATTTTATTTTACCACTCAACAGACGTTGAGTAAGTGTTCAGCGTTGAACCTACACTACTTAACACGTGATTAGCACACACGTGTTGTGCCTACGTCGCCTACGATGCCCCAGGATCGGCGAGGGTCGGCTTCCCGCTGTCTTACCACTCCCGAGCCCCCGATATCGCCAGCGCACCCCCAAATCGCCCCGATTTACCCCCTTCGCAAACCCCACCGACGCCTCGATTTCAGCCAGGGTAGGGAAATACTCGGCTCCGTCGTCCGACCACTCCCCTTGAGCCAGCCCGGTACTGTGATCGGCCAGGCAGTCGCTCGGGCTATGCGACTCAGGCTCATTGCAGTACCCGCAACGCGGGCACGTCGTCTCGACCGCTCAGCCTTCCCACGACTTCTCACAGCGCGCACAGGTTCGCCCAACCCCTCGGCCCATCATCGAGGCACCAGGTTACGGGCCGGATAGCTCTCGTCACGGTAGCGTCGCCAGGCTTCATTCGCCAATTGCTCAGCGTCCTCGATCGGGAACATCCGCTTGTAGGCGGCTGCTGACCATCCGTCCTGACACGCTTGCTCGAACTGGTTTGCCGCCATCCCCGCCAGGAACGCTGCGATGAATCTGTCCTTGAACTGCCACTCTCGGCTGTCCATCACCGCCTGAACTCCTCGAAGCCTTCCAGGCTCGCTTTGGCCTCGAACTCGGGGCAGGTGCCCGACCGATGTACGCTCAAGTCTTTCCTGCCTTGCTTCAGGTGCATGTACTGGTAGCGCGTGCAGGACCCAAACCCCGAGCCCATTACACCGTTCGTCCTGAACGACACACACGAGCCGCACGTGTTCAGGATACGGTAGCCTATGTCTATCAGCTTCAGGCGTTTGTTGGTGTCCATCAGCCTCGTACCCTCCACTCAGCAATCTCGGCTTCCATGCGAGTCGGCCAGCAATCGCACATCATGATCGGGTCATACCGCTCACAGGCTGACGGATGCGGTCGATCCTGATACCGCTTCGGGGTCGGCTTCGGCTCCACCTTGCCGAGTGCTCGAACTTCAGCCAAGTGCTCGGGGTTCATGCCCAAACCCTTCGCTAGTATCTCGATCGCGCGGAGCAGTGTCTCGTACTCAGTCCGCTCGATGATCCCCTCCTCGACTTCGACCGTGCTGTGTGGCGGGTTGCCCACCGATCTGTAGCCCTTACGCCAGGTGATCATGACGAGTAGGTCCGCGCCAGGGCCTCGGCGATGAAGTCATCGACCCGCTTGTACAGGATGTTCCGTACGTTCTCGCGGGCTATGTCGCTGCCCTGCATCGTCGCCAGCAGAGCCTCGGTAACGTCCACGCTGAACGTCACAGTCTTGATCTCTTGCTCAGCCATTTTCTCCCTCCATGTCATATGCGAGTAGTTGATAGAACGTCAGCCAGAAGTCGAACTCGTCCAGCCTATGCTCACCGGCCGGGCTCTTCGACCGATCCCAGGCGACGTAAAAATTCTTCGTCTTGAACACCCGACGCATGAGCCACGCGTACATCTTCACATATTCGGTCATACCTCTTCCTCCAACGCCAGCGGGGCGCGTCCAGTCAGTTCAGGCTTTGGCGGCTCAGGCTTCGGGACGGCCCGCGCCTTGGCTTTCGCTCCTACCGGATCGTCCAGTGTGTACTCGTACTCGAACTCGTCTTCATCGAACGCCCCGGCGTCACCAAATGTGTTGCGCTGACGTGCTTCAGCCTTGATCCGCTCTGCCGCTTCTTCGTCCATCTTGACTTGCTCGATCGTCTTGCACGAGTTACCCATCAGGTGCTTCCATTCTACGATCAGTGTCATACCGCGCGCTCCGAGCGTCACGGTCCGGCCCGTGAGCACTGACCCGCACTTCGGGCACTTGGGCAGGTTCACCCCGACCCCGCAGTTCTCCGTGGTCAATTGCCTGAACGTGTAACAGCCACAGCGCATACCCTCGCACGTTGCCTTACCACCACCACGATGCGACGCGCTCCAATGACCACAGAGGCAAACATTCGCTGTGTCCATGCTGAATCCGTCACCGAGCGAAGGCACTATACTTCTTCCCCGTCTTGCGGGCGCGGTGCTCTGCCTTCGAGTTGTGGCTTAGGTGACTCGATTGGCTTATCGGGAGTCTTCGCTTCGCGCTTCGGGAGCAGGAACAACTTGCCCACGGTCGGCAGCTTGTCTCCGCGCGATGATCCTCCACTCAGCTTCTTCTGTGCCATGTCTCTCTCCATGATTTCATTTACGCGAATGCACTCCGAGCACAAACTCTTCTTGAGGACCAGGCCGAACCGTCCGCAGCCGCTACAGCTTGAAAATTGCTCCCTCCTCGTGCGCGCTCGACGCGCCTTGGCCCGAGCCGCCTTCGCCTTCACGGCCTCGATAGACGACAGGTCCATCAGAACCGATGTGCTTCGTCGAGCGGGGAGTCTACGTCGTGTATCTGTTCGACCGTCGAGCAACCGAAGAGCAGACCCAAGAGACACATACCGCCGAACACGAACACGAGCCATCTCACGATCGGCCACATGTCCGGACCAGCTTACCGCGCGTTGGGCGCCAGAAGTGATACGCCCACGACTCAGGCATCCTGTGCTCGTCACGGAGCACAACGATGCAGTATGGTTTCTTCGGGTGCCCCTCGGGATGCAGCACACGCACAACCGTGCCTGTGATCACCCGCGATTTCACCGTGGGCGCGTGCTTCAGGTCAACCCACTTGATTGCCTCGTCGGTCAGGATCACACGATCGCCGCGTTTCATCTGTACCCTCCGCCGCCAGTCGGCTCGCGGTTGTCCACGTACCACGCGATCTCGTGCATGTCGCGCAGGGACATCTGCCCGATCTTCCAGTACGCCGAACACTCCATGATGTCGGGCGGCATCACCTTGCCAATCTCGCCGCATCGGATCGTCGTCTCGGTGTGCTCGACCGACCCGCGCTTCGTGATATGCGCGTGCACGCACGTACGGCACAGGCCCTTGATCTCGCTGAACGCCGCAGCCCTGCGGTTGTCGCCCGAGCCTTCACCCAGGTCGCCGAGTCCTTGCCCCGTTGCGAGATGTTCGAGGTTAGCTTCGGACTGATAGTCACCCTCGCCTTCTTTCAGTTTGTCCACTGCGCGCTGTCTTTCAGCCATAGAGTGCCCCTTTCTAGGCGTGGCGCCTTCGAAACATTCTCCGACAATCCTTGCAATCCGTGCGTGGCGGCAGTATCGCCTTGTAGCGCGGATGATGGTGGCACTTGAACCGATCCGTGTTGCTCGCGATCTTCGTGAGCAACGTCGGAATGCGCCGAGCGTTGTAACAGATCAGCGGCGACGTGTTCGCCGCGATCTTGTTCAGAATCTCACGGATGTCCATGAGCAGCGCACACTGTATGTCGTTGTACGTGTACGCGACGTTCAGACCCCAATCTTGATGCGCGTGTCTTGCCATCAGCTTTGCCCTCCCTCTTCGGCGTGGTCATATGGATTCATACCTTGCGGCTGATAATCCGGTCCCTTTGGCTCGTGGCCCTCTGGCATCGGCTGGCCCGCCGCGAGCAGTTCCTTGTACCACTCGGGCATACCAGCCATCGCGCCTCGACTGATCTTCGGCCACGCCCACTTGAACAACTCGTCCTTGATCCTGCCTTCCAGTTCCTTCTTGATGTCAGCGGGTATCTCCTGAAACAGAAGCGCGATGTCCTGGTTGCTGTCAGTCAACTTCCCCGCCTCGCGAAGGTGCTGAACCCCCTTCGCCCACCGAGCCGGAGTCCGGATGTCTTCTATGATCGTCTGCACGATGTCTCCCGACTTCGGGTTTCCCTTTGCCCAATCCCGCCCGTGCAATTCCTTGAACGTCTTGGACACGTACTTGCCGATCAGGATTTTCTTGTCTGGCGTACAGCGGTGATAGTTCTTGATGCACACGCCCTCGATCAATTGCCCGCCCAGGATGCTCGTCTCCGCGAGCAGTGCCTTGATCGCTTCGATGTCCGTTATCGTCTCTTCGTTCATGAAGCACGGCACGCACTCCAGGCCGATACGCGCAAATTCTTCGCGCTTCTCGTCCGGGCTAAGAAACACTTCGTCGGCAATCTCCACGTCGTAACCGATCAGGTACGCGTCCGTATTGTCGAACAGGTCACGCGGCACCCGATCGTACGTTAGCGTCACGGCCTTCGGCTTCGGCAGGTACTCGGCACGGTAGGTCCAGCCCTCGTGCAAAAGGTACTGCCGCTTGATGACCGACTGCACCGCCTTATCGAACATCTTCTCGGACGAGTGCCCATCATCGGTGACGAAAATCTGCGCGCCCTTTGAGCGGAAACGCATATCGCTCGGCAAGTCACCGAACACGCCGAACGAGAACTGTGAGCCATCCACCTTTTCCTCGACCGTCACGGCATCGAAGAATAGCTCGGTCAGATACTTGTGCCCGAGTGCGTTCGAGTCCGGATAGCTGTGCCAGGACGTGTATTCGTTGATCTCTACGCTCATGTCGGCCCTCCACTGTTAGCAATCATCTCTTCCAGTTCCA